CAAAGCCAAGACAAATGCCTAAAAAAGAAGTAATAAATAACCAAATATGAATCCCCGTTTGTTTCGGGTAGAGGCTTAAGTACGGGAGTAATAATCTCTTGCAAATTTAGCTTAGTTAAGTAGTCGTTTACTGATTTAATCTCTTCAAAAACGTAGGCAGGTCTTGCATCGACAGGGAAATCCCTAGATTGTGTTACCTCCGGCGGTAAATTTACAACAGTGTAAATTCTACCAAGCCAATCATGTCTCAGCCTCAGCCGTGTCCAAAAGGGAGAGTTCATGCTCTCATCCTTTACAGTGGACCTGTATTGGGAGTATACCCTTAACTCCCTAATGATCTTTAATATCCTAAATATAGCTAGTATTCTTCCCATTATTTAAAATCAGATTTTCCCATAGCATCCTCCATTTTCTTTCGGATTTTAGTACGGGCTCTTCTAATTCTTGTAGCAATAGACCTCTTCTTTATTCCATACTTATCGGCTATATCTTTGTATTTCATTCCATTAATCTCACGATCAATCATAATATCCCGATAGATAAGAGGAAGGTCTTTGATCTCATCGATGACTTGTTCATAAACATCGTCAATATCATTTCCTCCACAAAGAAATTCCCAGAGAGGGTCGTCTTCTATATCATAAGAAGGGTTTCTTTCCTCAGCTTTCGCCGAAGTGTACTCCATCTCTTCAGAAGTTTGTGAAATATATCGCTTCCTGCTCTTAAGAAGTAAAAGAGATTCGTTCCTAGCTATATTATAACACCAGGTAGAAAAGTTACCCCTCTCGCGGTCATATTGATCTATCTTCTGCCATACTTTTGACATTGCATTTAAGAAAGCATCCTCGGCCAACTCAAAGTCTTTAAGAATTCCATAACAGTGGTTTAGTACTCCGGGTTTTACCCTTTCATAGAGAGGCCGGAATTCCCTCTCTCCTTTAGTCTGAATGAAGCTTTCAGCTAAAACTTGAATATTCTTTTCTTTTGCCATTTTTGATTCCCCCAGTAATTTCCTTTTTTACCTCCTATTTATTATTTAATCTAACAAGTTCAATTCCAGCGTCGAATAAAAACTTAAGCGATTCAAGTTTTCTATATAACTCCTTAAACACTAATCTTTTTACCCCACTCTGAATAATAAGTTTAGAGCATTCAAAGCAAGGAGATACTGTAACATAAAGTGTCGCACCATCAGAGCTTTGTGTACTCTTAGCCAACTTAGTAATCGCATTAGCCTCTGCATGTAATACATGAGGTAAAGTGACGTGAGATGAATCTTCGCAGACGTTTGGAAAACCTGTGGGTGAACCGTTATAGCCGTCAGATATAATAGATTTATCTTTCACAATAAGACTACCAACTTTCATCCTTTCGCAATAAGAATTAGTAGCCCACACCTTTGCCATTTCTAGATAGACCCTATCCATCTTCCTATCCTTAATGGAATAAAAGGTTTCGTCTATTTCTTTGAAATTATCATCCGAGGTAATAACTCTGCTAAGGCTTGGACTTGCTATCCAATAATCTCCTTTTGCTAGATCTTCTTTGGTGAAAAAATCAGAGGGATCAATAAATGCTTCTTCCATTCTCGGTTCAGGATTAAAAAGTAGTTGAGAAACAAATATAACGTTTTCCCACGTTGGGAAAAAATGAAGTTATAAACAATTGCTAGAAATTGTTTGACGTTGGTCTAAACGGAACGTCGTTAACAATTGTTAGCGGTGATCTAAGTGCTTGGTATATCGAAGCAAGCAAAGATTTCATCTCCTTTACGTCCTTAGAAGTCATTGTGTCGGAAGATGCAGGAGTATTTGATGCAGAAGATTCTTTTGACTTTTTTGCTGGTGTACTGCTTGTTGGAGAAGAGGATTCTTTCAGAGCTGCGGTTGCTTGATTAATTTTTTCCAAAGCATTAGAAGATTTATTAGCACTAGAACCACCACTACCTTCGCTTTCTTTATTAAATGGTTTTGTTACTCTCTCCTTTAGCTCTTGCGAGGTACTTACAACTTGACTCATAGCATCAGATCCTTTTTTCCTTGCATCTTCTATTTTTGATTTAACCAAAGCTGTTATATCATTTACGCCGGATATACCTGACTTAAGTTTAGATTGTTCTGAAACCAAATCTTGTTTAGGCGTCACCTCAGATTTTTGAGGTACAACTGGTGTTGAGGTCTTGAGAACTTCGGTATCCTTTATTGTCTCCACTTTAGGAACGCTTGGGTTTGGAGTCTTGAGAACCTCTGTATCCTTTATCGTCTCTACCTTAGGAGCATTCGAGGCCGAAGATAACTTTTGAAGATCCTCTTGAGTAAAATATTCTCGGTCTCTTTCGCTGAGGAAATAATCAAATTCATCCTTTAGGTAATCAGGATCAGCCAAAAGCTCCTGCTGGTCACTTTCGTCTAGGTCATTTTTAGAATACTCTATAAACTCGCTAATAAGCTTTGAGTCGGATGTAATCTTAGAAAGTGCAGCTTGCAATGGGTTTTGTTGTACAATTCTTCCAAGTTTTATATTTTTTTCTCTCTCTTCCGCAAGCATCATATCCATCATCTGCTGCTCCATAGTCCTAACTTTATTGCCTTTATCTAACTTAACAAGCTCTGGTCCACCCTCACCAACAACCGCAATACCATCACCCTCAACAGTACCACCCTGTTTCAGTCCAGGAATTTTTGGTATAACATCAGAGAAAACATTTTTTACACCACTACTCAGGATACCTTTAAAATCTATTGGCTCTCCGGATTTTACTTGTGCAATTTGACTAGGTAAATTTGAAATAAAATTAGAGGAGGATTCAATAAGAGACTTGGAAATACTATCCTTTAAATCGCTGATGAGCTTATCATTCTCAGAAGTTATCGTTTTAGTAAAAGACTCGGTAAATCCCTTAAAAGCCTTTTCCAAATCTTGCCCGCTGGGCATAGCTCCTTTTTTAATATCACTTGTCAGATTCTTTATACTCTCGGAGGATTCTATATTAGCCTTAGTAGATTCCTTAAGCTCTTGATAAAGTGAATCAAAATTTGAAGAAAGAGTAGTAAGTTCTCTTAGCAATTTGTCAGATCCGTTTACCATTAACAGATTGGGTTATTTTCTGATTATATATCAGACATTAACGATTATCACTTATTGTTAAAGCTAAAGACCTCGGTCTGGCCACTCTCCTGGAGTTTTTTCTTGTTCTCCTCTTCAACAGAGTCGTTTAATTTATCTAGCCAAATCTGATATTCATAAAAAGGAACTGACTCTAGCCAATTAGGATCTATTGTGTGTTCTCTCCAAAGACGGAACTTGAGATCAAAATAATTCTCTAAAGATATCTGAAATAACGAAAAGAGATCTGAACCCGGAGGGAAAGTAAATTGGAGCGGTGACCTCCCCAGCACCGCAAGAATCACATTTTACTCTTACCCTTAGATTTGTTCCTATCTTGATTTTTTCTGCTAATTCAAAATAAGCAGAAAACTCCTCCTTTGTCCATTCTTCCAAAGAAGAAACCATAGTCTCCTTGATTTTAAAATAATCAAGACCTCTCCAATCATTAAAATAAAATGGAGCTATTTTTATAAAACTCTTGTCGACTTCTTCACCCTTTGCAACACAATCAGCAACAAAAGATGATATTGCTTTTGTTACACCAATTGACGGTGGCGACATTTTTATAGTTTTCCCTATTCTTCTAATAGGGAAAACAAAACCTCTTTCGGTAGTGGAATAATATTTAAGCAAATCCCGATCTATATCATAATTGCTCAACACACCAGTTCTAAGCTCAATACCTTCCATCCCAGAGCATCCTTTTGTAGTGCATCCACCTTCAGGGTTTACAATAATCCTGTTTTCCCCCTTAACAAAAGTTAAGTCCCTTATAGCCATGATGATAAAGAACCTATCTTCTTGCTTTAGGTCCCGGTAAGACACAAGACCTCCGTTTTCCTCAAACTTAACTTTACAGCATGCCTCAAGAATGAAATTAAGCTTGTTATCTATATCTAGCATGTCATCCTCATCTATTGTTGAGAATTGTCGTATTTCCCTGACCTCCGCTGGTCTGATAGCTATTCTTGTTGCTTCCGGATAAAATAATCCCTGAGAGGGTAACATCCCCATCGGGAGGTTTTTCCACCCAAGGTCTAATGGTTTAGATTCGGCCTCTTGCACATAAGGTTGACTTTCAACTTTACCTTCATGAATGTTACCAAGAGGGTCTTCTGTATTTTCGGGCTGCTTTTCTGGATAAATATTTTCTTGTAGCTCTGTATCCAGATTCAAGCCATCTGGTTCATCATATTTAATACCACCAGCGATTTCTTTTTCCCTGAGTATTTCTTCTGGAGAAAGGTTATTATCGGACATATTTGACATTTTCTTTATATACCGTTGGTATAAAAAAACCAGAAATTATAGAAAAAAATTGGAGTTAAGTTCCGTATTAAAGGAATAGGTCGTTCCAGTAATCTGACTTCCATGTAGTATCAATGGTATAAAGAGCATCTCCGATATCGTAAGAAAGGTTCATTGGAGTAATTGGCTCTACCAAGAAACAATTGTTCAGTGTTATCCTCCTGAAGACATCACCTTGTTTATTAAAAACAGAAACTACCATAGAACCAACATAATCTCTTTTAAGACCCATTGCTCCAGTTAATGGATTGTAAATTAAATCAGACCATTGTCTTAAAACCTTATAAAGAACCATAGAATTGTCCTCATTAAGGTTCACTTCGAAAGACATATTAAACTGTACATCAGATGTAGATGGTTCACCACCAGCATACCTTCTTTCAGCAAACTTGTAATATTGGGTAACAGCATCAGCTGGCTGTATATCAACTTGTAAGGCAGAAATACTCTTCACTTGCTGAGTAAGTATATTCTCACCCTTAAATGTAGTATTAGCAAGATTGATACCGTTAGGTGGAGTTATAAGAACCTCAAACTGGTTTAAGAAAACCGGCTCGTAGTTATTCCTTGCTGCCTTAGAGTTGTTAAAATGTGGTAAACCTGCCATTTATGCTTTGTTATATTTTATAGGAATAAATCGTCCCAGTAATCAACTGCCCAAGTCATATTAATCTCATAGAGCGTAGTACCATTTACGTATTCTAGCTCCATAGGATCAATTGCTTTTAGTGGGAAGCAATCCTTAAGAGTAATTCTCCTAAATACATCACCATTTTTATTGAAGACAGACACAACGATTGTCCCAGTATAATCTGCTTTAATTCCTTGCGCCCCTGTCAATGGATTGTAAATTAAATCAGTCCACTGTCTCATCGTCTTAAAGACGTACATTGAATTAGCATCGTCAAGGTTGACAGTAAACTTTAAACCAAGATCCAGAGTTGTTGTATCTGGTTTACCTCCAGCATAGTTCCTCTTTGCAAACTTATATTTCTGAGATACAAAGCTAGGGTTTTTATCCACATCCAAACCACTTACAGAAACAACTTGTTCTAGTAGCACTGGACCTCCAGAAACAGCCGCAGGTGGTATAACATTTACCTCAAATTGGTTAAGGTAAACCGGCTCAAATTTATTAACCGAGTTTATGGAATTTTGGTAATGTGGTAAACCAGCCATTTAGTCTTGTCCTTTTTTTATATTTATCCGAATTTTCAATTTTTTGAAATTAAGCGAATTGGATAAATCCTCCAGCAGCGATACCACCAGTTCTTGTAACAGTAATTCTGTTTATGAACTTCTGAATACCTCTAGCAGGTTCGATAATTACATCAATAATACCGATGTTCTGATCGATAATAGAAGGAGGGTTGTTAGAAGAATCCATGATTACTTGGTAAGCATAAATACCACCACCAGCTCTAACTCCATCTAAGTAGTTATCTACAAGGGTTTTGATCTCTAGTCTTATAGAATCTTCATTGAAATCAAATAGGTAGTTAGCCATGATCTCTTCAACGTCATTCTCAACACTGATGAGAAGGTCCCTCACGTGTACTAAATTAAATGCCGAATTAACAGTTTGATAAGCTGTTTGGTTACCAAAGACAACTACACCAAGGCCTCTCTTCTTAATTATAGGGTTAAGACCTACTGGCTCCAACCATCCTCTATCTTCGTCAGTGAAATCATATTCGAGTCCGACAAGGTTTTGTCCTGAGATTACCCCTCTCTTCTGACCTGCTATAATGCTGTAAGGTTCGCCATTAGCAAATTTTCTAACAAAGTTGTTGGAGATATAAGCTGCAGGAGGAACGTTTACATTTCTATTATTTTCCCTTACCGTTAAGTATGGCGTATAGAAAGCAGCGTATTTGGCTCCTTGATCTTCAGTAGGTAAACTGAAAGTGTAAGAAGGATTAAGAGATAAGTTACCACCTTCCGAAATATATTGTGCCTTCAGTGAAGGATACGGGTTAGTTTGTGTTGGTGCATCAGTAAACCTAGGGTCTGTTGACTCCCTAAACTGCTCCATCGAAGGAGCGTTAATTAAAGCAAGAGCCTTCTGTCTCATCATTGCCAACTTACTAAGCTGATATTTAGAGTTAGGCAAAATCTGACCACTGAAGGTATCTACGATGTATCTGAACGAGATCACATCCTTAGCAGCAAGTGTCGCTGCAATGTTTGTGTTGTACATTACATCCAGTAGTTCAGATACTCTAGCATCAGTACCATTTGGCCTGTGGGAATCCCTCATTGTAAACCCATTCAGGTATGTGAAGTCGAAAGACCTAGTAAACTGAGGTATTGACTTAAACTTCTGAACTTGAATCGGACTCCCCGCATAGTAATAAAGAGGCCTTGCAGTTGTTACTTGCACAACGTTTGGTGTTGTTGTTTGAGCAACCGAGGTAACTCTCGTTAACCTATATTGTCTATTACTACCAACGGTTTCACAAATATCCTGGTCAGTAGATACTATAAGATCACCAACAGATATTGGGGATGATGGTGAAGAAGATATAGTGAAATTAGTCGGATCTATTTGTGTTATCACATCAATAAACTGGTTAATAGAGCCTACAGATGAAACTATATCAGTCTTACCCGCAGCTACTGGAAGACCAATATTGTCAGAAGCAAAAGGTTTGCTGCCAGGTAAACCCGTGGAGAATGCAGTATAATCTACCAAATTGTCTGGATTTTGTCTAGCAACGTTATCAAACTGCCTAGCATATGCTACAGCAAATTGGTCTCTATCAATTGTGCTTTCGTATGAAATATAATTAATGGAACTTCCAGTTTCATTTAACCAAATCTGGTCTCCATCCTCAAGTTCACCGTAAAGCAAGTCCTGGTAGAATGCTGTAGACAATTGTCCAGTTAAGGCGTTACTAGCTGTTCCACCGGTTACTGAACTAACTGATGTAATATCTAAATAATCAGAAGATGCAAATTGATAATAGTCAGCAGAAATGTTTCCAGATGTAGCTCCCACCATATTGCTATATGGAGTAACTGAGACACCTTGAGCAGAGTATGATGCAGTATCAAGTGGGTGTGTCCATGTTAGGAGCACTTCTCCACCCGTTTGAATAACACCAGACACTCTTAGTTTTACTAGGTCATTTTCGGAGAATTGGTTTATAACTGAACCAGTTAACCCAGATAAACCAGTAACTCTACCCATAATGTAAGGCGAAGAGGTAGCGCTTGGAGTTGCAAAAGATACCAATTCGTTTTTCTCTGCTGTAGTAAGGGAAGCACCGGTAACTCCGCTGTTAGTTACTACATAATGTAAACCTCCATACTTAAGGGAAGGATCATAACCATCGAAAGCTGTTGCTCCTACACCATATGTAGAGGTAGCTCCAATAGTTAGTAGTGTACCAACATTTATAGAATCCGGTGATGATCCACTAGCACCAGTAGCTGCATCGGTTATTGTCGTAACATTTTGTGAGTATAGGTAATCAGCAGTAAGATTCTGATCATAGCTTAAGAAATTAAGTCTTGCATCAACAATGTCCCTATCTGCCGTAAGCTCGTCAATTAAGTGGTGTCCTACAAGGTCAATCTTATAAGGATTAGTACAGATATCATCCATTGCATCCTCATCAACAGCACAGAATAAACCGGTAGAAGGAGTATTATTGTTAATAAGCGTTTGGATGTATTGGTTATTACCATTCAGGTCAACAAAATCTGGGATTAAACATCCTGTGGTTGAAGTAACAATATTCACATCAGGTTGTGATAAGAAATTGTTGATCTGGCTTTTTATAAATCCATTTCTTGTAAAGTATGAACTCCATTTAGGGTCTAAAGATAGTGTCTCGTAATCAGTCCAATCTCCAGATACTGAGATAACATCTATAAAGTAATCCGAAATGTAATCATATGGGTGCATGAAGCTAGGAACGTTGTCCGCTCCATACCAATCTAAGGCAAAAACATCATATCCTTGTAAAGGTTGAACCGCATCAGTTGATTTCCTAACAATGACACTTATTGCTTCCTTACCAAGGTTAACAAGGTTAAAAAGTCTACCAGTATCTACAGCAGAAAGTGTAGCTAAGAAGTAATCGGTATCAGCAAACCAAAATCTCTCCTTATTATAGAAGGAGGAATATAGCCTGGAAGTAAGAACCCCGTTAGATTGCTCAGTATCAATCGAATAACCAAAATAGTTAACCACATCAGCTGTAGGGCTATCTATATCATTATTCAAATTCAACAAATTCAGAGCAAATACTGGGCCAGTATTTAAACACGCAAATATTGAGCGGTGGAAGTAAGATCCTTTAGCCTCTAAAGTCTTATCTATATCACCAAAAATTGCTACCGCTGTAGTTACATCCGGTAAATACACGGGAGCATTAAAAGGTCCTTTATTCGAAAATCCCACCACCAATCTTATAGTCTGAGACGTAAGAATGACGTTTTCTGAAGCGTCAAACTCAAGCGTATAGACTCCTGATGCTTTAAATTGGGATAAATCCAGTTTGATTTTCTTTGCCATTATTGTACAAGAGATATTTTTGCCTACTATATATCTAAACCAAAACCAGCATTTTTGTATGCTACTCGGTTAGTAATTGTATATATCGGAAAAAGCAAATTATTTAGAGCAACTGACTGAAAGAGCTATAGAACCCTCCCTCTTTGGTTGATGCTCCATCCTCACTATTTTCTTCCATCTTTAGATCTATAAGATCCCGGTAGGTAGATTCACCAAGCTCATCATACAATTCACCAACAAGATCATAAAAATCGGAGGATTCAAACATCCCAGAAAGATTTACAATCGTCATTGCTACATCATCGTGTCCAGATTGACTTGAATAAGTTCCCCTAGTGTTAAGACCGAAAGAGAATAACTCAGGTACAGTCCAAGTAGATTCGTTTATTATTACCCTATTCATCCTCATCTGAGATCTAAGAATCTCACAGTATTTCATCTTGTTTTTCTCGTTGTACTTTATACCAGGCTTTCTCGTCCTAGCAGATTCTGTGTGCTTTGTGTGTACAAAGATTTCGAGAGGAAAGTCGTCATTTAAAATGAGCTTGTCTATAAGCAATTCACCTTTAAAGTTAATCTCTAAAAGTACCCTTACATTTTCTGGATTGAAGAACTTAACAACCAAGGCTTCGAGGATTTTTTTAAAATCCTCAACCTCAATTTCATTATCCCTATAAATGCCAACCTGTAGAAGCCCGAAAAAGTCAGACTCATCTTGGAAATCATCCATGGCCTCTATTACTTTTTTTGGCAGAGGTACCACCTTAAAAATATTAAGAACTGTAAAATCCCCCTTTCCGCCACCAGCTAAGTCAATCGAAATAACAAATCTATTATTGAAAAGAGTATCAGTATTCAAACTGAATTTTGGATGCCATCTAAAATTGTCATACGGAAGTCCAACATCCTCTAGAACATCAATGTCCCTCCATTCATATTCAACCTCGTTTGCTTTAATTTTTTTAAGCTCGTTAGATCCTAGAAGCAATGTAGAGGAACTTAAAAACTGGTTGCCGTATTCCTGATTAAACAATTCTTGAGAACCTAGGTTAGCGATTTCTTGTTTTTTCCATTCTTCGTCCCTTCCGGGAACTTGCCACCAATCAACCCTTATAGGATTAAAGCTATTTTCACCATCAACAGCACCTTTATAAATTTCATAGAATTTATTCATTCCATTTGGGGTTGATGTAATAATAATTCTAGAAACCTTAGAAGAAGATACTGTAGGATATGTTGATCTAAAAAACGATTCTATAAAATTTGGGTGGATATGAGCAAATTCGTCCATATAAAGAAAGTGAATTGTAAAACCAATTGCGGATGTTTTTGTAGTAGTTTTTGCAATTGCTCTACACCCGTTATCAAACTTCATAGACATCACATTGTTTACTACCATACCAGGTTTTAAGAACCACGGCAGACCTCTTACTATTGCTTTGATCTTATCCATCAGTTCTTCTGCAGTAGAACCAACGTTTGCTAAGATCATTGCATTTTTATCGTGATTGAAAAGAAGATACCAAACAAGGACAATAGCTGAAGTAATTGATTTTCCAACCTGTCTAGGTGCTAAAAATATATTAAATCTATTAGCTTGATACTCACGGAGAACTGATTCTTGGTAGTCACGAAGTTTTACATAAAAAAGACCGTCATCAGTCATGACCCTACAGTACTTAGAAAAATAAACAACATCTTTTGCGCATCTTTCCATCTCTAAAATCTCGTCTTGTGTATACTCATACAAAAGATTTGACATCTTAAGCTCTGGGTCACCATCATGAAAGGGGTTATCAACAGACTTGTAATCAAGCCCCTCCTCTTCAACCCTAAATAGAAGTTCCTCTATTCTTTTGGTACTCCAGTAATTGGAATCTTTCTCTTCTTTTTCGGCCATTGTTAATCAAATAAATCATCTTCTACCTCCAAGCCAGTATCTTCTTCATCCAAAGAGATGTTTCTGCTTGCATCGATTTCTGCTTTCTTTTTAGCATTTACTACTGCGTTATCGTCAACATCCTCAACCCTTACATCCTCAATTTCAGCCCCTATAATATCCCTTAAACCCTCCATTAATCCCTTAGTTCCTCTAACCTTAATTCCCCCAGATTCGTTAGTGGATGGGTTATAGACATTCTTTCCGTCTTCTCCAGGTTCAAGTTGAAATGATCCTGAATTGCTTTTTTCCTCCAATTGGGTAGCTATTGATTTGTAACCATCCTCCATCTTTTGCACATATGTTTGGTAGTCTTTAGGCATTTGCATAATTTGAGATTGCAATTGTGCAAGAACCTCAAACATTCTTGGATTGGCGTTTCCAAGATCTATTTCTTCAAGTAGCTTGGTTATAGCGTGCTGTGCAGTTTTAAGTTGAAGCATCATAGAGGCGATGTTCATCGAATCAATCTTCTTCTTGTATTCGATGTAATCGGTTTGGTCTATGAGGTTCTCATCAAGATAAAACTTAACTATGGAATCAAGAACTCCCTTAGCATCAGTACCCGTAGTTTGAGTAGCCTCACTAAAGTTCATAAGTTCCGTGGTTTTTAGCCTAGGAAGCTCATCTGCTGTTACTGCATCAAAATCAAGATTTTCATCTTGCAGTATAGAATCAAGACTTTCTTTTATCTTTTCTTCGACTACCCTTTCTGGTTTCGGTTTTCTTCTTGGCATATCAATTCTGTTAATTACCTATTTCTTGCGAATTTAGGTAGGATCAATTGTGGTTTAGCGTTATCTATAATATATGCTAGTTGTTCATCCCTTACAGTGTTCTGGTTAAGGACAATTGATTGTTTATCAATATCTATCATGTTCTTAAACAGTCTTACATTCGATAAAAGGAGCGGGGATGTGTAAATCTTGTAAGCGTTATTATCCGTCCCATAGAATGGGTTGTTTACGTTTGTCTCAATATCAGAGGGAGCATCAAAAATGTAAGATTTGGTTAACGTCCTATAATCTTCGTGCACTTTAACTAAATCTGATGATTGTTGTGCACCTGGATTTGTTGGATCATACGACATTTTCCAGATGTTAATTCCCATCTGCTTATACTTGTTACTTATATTAACAACCAATCCATACCACTCTCCCTGCTCTGGAGTAAATTGCAATCTGGAATCATACGTAAGATCGTTTAAGATAATCTCAATGCTTCCTTGTTGTACATAATTATTATTTGCAGCATCGTTGGTACCAGAATGCACTAAGTCTATCCTCATGCCTTTTAACAAACCAGAGCCATCGATATAGGTTCCATCAATTAGATTCCTTGCTTGTGCCTTTTGCATTTTCCAATTTGCAGTATTCTTAGCATAAGGAAGATTTGGATTTGCAACAGAAAATTTAAACTCATCAGGAGTAGTTAGAACCTTGAATCCTCCCGAATGGTTAGCATCAGTACTAATTGCAACATACCCTTCCGGGTTATCCGAAAATTGCCTAAATGGGGTTAAATTGTGTTTATATGGGTGAGAGCTGTATAAAATTTGGTTAGCATCCTCTGAGACTTTTGTGATTGGTGCTGGAGAGTATGGTTTTTTAGCCAAGCTATCCTCATTAATATAGTTCTTCAAACTAAACCAACAGGTGTAGGATACCTCACCATCGCTCTCCAATAGAGGTCTGTTTTTATACCTAAGTGCTTCTCGATACTTGTTAGGCTGATATACGAATTCTGAATCAGAAACAAAAGCATCCGACATATCGTAGTAGTTGTTAAACACTATTGTCCAGTTGTTATTGAGATCATACCCAACTATAGGAAGATTCTTATAGATATAAGACCTGGTTGGGTCCTCTTGTCTTCTTTGCGTACTATCGGAGTATTGCTCTGGCTTAGCTATTTTTTGCTCTTCAGCTTCAACCTCTGCACCAAATAGCTTTTCTGTAGTAAGTGCAATTCCATCTAATTCCTCTTTGTAAGCAGGGTCTTTGAAATACGTATTAGACTTAGGACTATATTTTTTAAGCTCTATTTTGTAGTAAACCGGAGAATACATGAAATCCCTGAACAAGTAGGTAGAATTTATTTCATAGATCCTATTGGTTAAAGGGAAGTAAATAATATCTCTCTTCCTTGGTTGTGAGCCTCTTCCAAAAATGTTTTCGAAATAGGTCTTATCTATATGAATCTCGAACGGTTCGTCAAACTGGATTCCGAAGGGATCATAATTTGTTCGGTTATCTGGAAATTGATTTGAAGGAACCATTACCTTCACACATTGTTCATCTACAACATCAAATAAAGTATACTCCTTCAACACTACGTCTTTACCTCTAGCTTGTGGTTGCACTGAATAATAATTTGTCTCAAACCCAAATACCTTGTTTACAACCAAGCTTAAATCCTTATACAGGTTAACAGCCTTGTTTATTGCATAGGGATTAAAAGTGTAGTTGCAATCATCAAAAACAACTGGTCTGTTTGACTTCTCATTAGAGCAATTTGGTACAGGTCTATTAATAACCAAGTTATCTATTGAACCAGAAGGTCCACTAGGTCCAGTAGCATAGGTAAGATCAAGATCGAAATCAAGGATTACTATTGAAGGATCTATAGGTTCATCTGTCTCATAAGCCAGTGTTCCGTCCGTATTTACTACAACGGAAGTAAATCTAAATTCCGGGTAAAATGATTTTGAAGGATCAAGCGGAATTGAGAAGATTGTCGAATCGTTGTTGGAGGTATAACCCTGAGAAAATCCAGTTAATGCAGTTCCAACATTAGCCCAAAGGGACCAACTTTTCCCGTCAACAGAATATCTAAAATCAATTGCAATGTCATTTGGAATAGCTGCTGTTGGATCACCAAGATTTACAGGATCACCCAAAACAGCACCTGCTGTTTCTATTATCCACCCATTGAAGGCTTGTACATAGTTAAATGGGCTATCCCAAGTGAGAACCCTATAATTACCTATGTATGTGAAATTTAATGAGCTTTCGAATTGCTGTATTCTTTCAGCATACCAGGTAGCATCAGAACATGGTAAGTAATAGTAAACCCCATCGTCAGCAAGAGCTGTGTGATAACCATTACAACCAAGTTGCTCAGCACGTGCCATAGCAGCTCCAGTGGTTCCAAAATAGTTATCTGTACTCTGGTGAAAAACCTTGGTAGTATTCTCCAAATTGTCTTGGTATCTAAATCTAGGATCCGAAAGATCCCTCTGATCGCCGTTGCCGTTATAAACGGGGATACCTTTTTTTGGAAATCTATTTTCTGGGTAAAAAGCCATTATCTACAAGATATTATTAACAGACAAAGCTCGGTCTGTATGTTTATATATCCGTAGAAATAAAAGAGGTTAAGATAGGTGATTTTGTATCAGATCGTCGATATAGGTTTGAACAACCTCTGGGGTAATTGTTTTTGTACATTCAAACATCCTTTCGGTATCCTTTAACCTCGGACACCAATTCCAATCCCCCTTATCAAATTTTATTGAGGTATCACTAAAGCAACCATGGCAGACATCGCGGTTTATGATTCTATAGTTTTTAGTAGAAAATTCACACGCGGGATCCGAAAAACCAGATATCATTACAACTGGCTTGTGTAGTGACCAAGCAAGCCAGCTTAGACCAGACCCTATTCCAATAAAGAAATCGGAGTGATAAATGTCAATGGCTCTTTGTAAAATATCAATATCTCCAGTTTTGTCAATCACTCCATTTAAATTTGTTCCCTGCTTTTGTACAACAACAACCTTATAACCTATTGAATTTAAATAATCGGTAATCTTCTGCCAGCCGTCCTCATAGTGCCAATGTTTAGCATTAGCGGTAGAATCCATAGCCAAACACACATACTTTCCGTCAATAGTTGAGTTTGTGTTTTGTATTGTTAGTGGTACACTTTCGTTTAATAGGTCACCTTCAACATCTATTCCTAAAATATCCCCAGCAACCTGCTGTAACGAAATAGCTCTAGGATCCCTCCTATGTCTATCGCGGTCATTCTCGTCATACCACCCCACACCAAATGTAATTTTTGTATTGATCTCTCTTGACCCGGGTGATCTAAACCTTATGGAAGGATAATAGTTAGCAAGAAGCTCATTCCAAAATGTAGTAACATAGAGGTCACAGTCATATTTTCTTCTGAATTTTTCTATGACGGGCATCCAAGCTAGAGTGTCACCAAGTGAGTTGCTATCAACACTAATACAAACTTTTTCCTCACTAATTACGTCTTCCAGATCTCTCTGGTAGATTAATTCATCATTATCGTAAGCCTCTAATCTCCAAGGAGTAAACCATTTTCTATAAAGCCTTGTAAAAAGTCCAGCAGAAATTTCACCTGTATACCCATATGTACCAGTACTTAAATCCATGAACTTTATTGTACAAGGTTTAGCATTATTTGGTCCTATGCAATCAACATTAGCACCATTATCAAAAGTAAGTTCAAAAGTGTAGGGGTGTCTAAACCTTACAAAGTCCGCTTTTTTTAAGCTCTCATAAACTTTTAAGCCTCTATTTTTCATCTTAAATCTAATATGTCCTTAATTTTTTCCGTATCTGCAGGTATATCTAAAAAAGCACCGCTAGGGCTAAGATAGCTTACCAATGGATTCTGATCATAAGAATCCATGTATGGATCAAGTCTTCTCATTAAAATCGGTAGTTTCCATGAAAGAGTCTCCTTTATAACAATGGGATTTAACTCCCAATTAGAGGTAAAAACAAAAAGGTCAGCCGCACTATAGAAAAGATCCGCATCATCTCTTTCACCCCATAATTTGCAATTATCAGGTAGTGTTTCTAAAAGTGGTTCCCAATAGCTTTGAAAATTTGGTGCAGTATTTCCTATAAAGTGAAATTGTATTGGGTAGTCAATGAGATTTCTAGCGTGCTCTATAAGCTCACCTTGGTTTTTACCTGGTGTGAATAAACCGATATTTATTACATGCTTTTTGTTTGGATCTAGACCAAGACTCTCTAAGGCAGATTTTCTATCAGGTCTTTTAAAATCCTCAATTGGGTATTCTAAAATGTCTGTCGGAACACCAAGATCTTTAAATTTGTTACACATCCATTGATTTACCATAACCAGTTTATCCGGACAATATATCTTATCTGATGGGGAAATATTTGAGCTGTGGCAAGTTTCAACTATGCAATATGGTCTATCCAGTGCATATATTTTGTCAATAATCGACGGGTCTACAAAAAATTCAACAAAATCATCAAAATGGATAACGTCAGGGTAAATTCTATCAATTAAATCAAGTATCTCTGTCTTATCTTCCCCCAAACAATGGAATCTAGAACCAATCCTTTCCTTTATCCTATTTCTCTGTACAACATATTCCTCCGATGTATTGTTATATTGTATGCAATAAACTTCAGCTTCTTCGTTAAAAGACTCTATTTTTTTGTACAGGTATTGAGGCATTCCTCCAGTTGAAAGATGTGGAGCAACGAAAAGAATTCTCTTTTTTCCACCGGTTTTTTCATCCAATGTTTTTTGTATAGAATTGATTGTTCTTACCAATTCATATTTGGTTTTTCTTAAAGCCTCAATCTCTTTCATTTATTATTCTTTAGTGTAAATACCAGTTTCAAAATTTAACTGGCCTTCCCCATATTTCTGAATGATCTCATCTATTACATCCTTCTCCTGTGTGTCCAGTTCTTCTGACTTTTGAAGCAATGATATCAGAGTTGCCTCTATTGGCTCGAGTTCTTTTACCAGAAAATGCTTTCTAATATTCAGTCTACCTATCGATTCAACATTTTCTAAAATCTCGGTTCTTAAGGAGTTAATTTTTTCCAACTCCTCAGATGTTATTTTTGTTTGATTGTTTTCCATATGTTTTTATCTAAATTTCACCAGGAAAGTAAGCGTCTTCCATAGTTTTTAAATTATTTTGGTCTGTTCGGGTTTCAATTAGTTCCACAAATTTCATCGATTCTTTGTACAGAAATTCTACATAATCAGAGGTATCCTTGTAACAAGAGGTCCAGAGTAAAAAATGAAATCTAGGAAATGGGCATATCCTATCATCTCTCATGAGCATTGATGTTATTTCATACATCCTATGAAATTTTTGGTCCTCCAAGAGCATCTCTGCCAAAATAACCCAGTGCTCGTTTCTATCCGGACAATACCAGTCAGCTTGTTCAAGCCTTTTATATGCGAGATCTCGATTTCCTATAAATCTATGTGCTTGTCCGATAAGAACTATAGAAAGGTAACACATCTCATCAAACACTGTAGGAGGTGAGTCATTATCATAAACTGGAAATTTCCTTCTCACATAATGTTCAAGGTAATATATAGTCCTTCTAGCGTATTCATCACTATGATTTTTGCCAAACGGGAGATTTCCATTCTGATAAATATCAGCATAACTTTTACCAATATAGAAAAGATGGTAATCATCCTCTTTTATCTTCCCAGAACAAACCTGATCAGCTTCAAGTAAAAGAGCATCATTTAAAAACTTTAAAGGGTCTTCCCAAGTTTTACCGTCATTTGTAATGATATGTCTAAACCCACGGGGTAAGTTAATTACCTGAAAATTACCCTCCCCTTCTTTGTGACCAGAAAGATAAATTGTCTCATGCCTTTTGTCGTGCTTGAAATACCATGGCAATTTTGCATTCCAAAGCCAAGTTCTATAATATATTCCACCCGGGTCCTGAGCGGTAATATTAAAACTTTGAATAGATGTGTCGTTAATCAAAGACCAATCAAAATTATCATCAACAGCCAGTTGTTCATCTGCATCCATCCTTAAAATCCAATCACAACCATGATCAGCTTTTAAACATTCTTGCAAAGTGTGATCCCGATTAAATCCAGGATATTGCCATTCAGTTTCATACAGGTATCCAGGTATCCCCTTTTGAGAAAAGAAATTTCTAATAAGACCTTGGGTACCATCAGTAGAGCCGTTATCTTGTATAACCCAATAATCGATGTATCGATAGCAGGATTCAAGCATTCTCAGAATAACACGGGATTCATTAGCTACCATGGCATTCATGCAAATTTTAGCCCTCTTATTCATCATATACATAATTCAAAACCTGTTCATCCTCCCAGAACTTTATATCACTAAGGTCACTATTCATTATAGCCTCTTGGTGCCTATTAGTTCTCTTTTCTTCGTCCCACTCCCAATCATGGAACCCCAAATCAATTATCCTGTTATGTATTGCTTTGTTATATTTCTCTTTCAAAATTCTAGAAATTCTATTAATTTCGAAAGAGTTATAGCTAACAGTCCCGGAGCCATTACTATATTGAATATATAGCAAATCCTTAATATGGACTATCCTTGTTTCGAGAAAAGTTTTAATGATTAATTCTAGATCATCCGCTATTGGTAGGCTTTCAGCATGCCCTCCGATTTTTTTATAAATATCAGACCTCCAAGCCCTAACATGATTTGGCATTGAAATATTAAATCTAATAGTAATCGGATTTATAGAGGGATAGTGATGTGTTAGATATCTTTTACCCTTTATATTAACCCAAGAGTGTCCAGAATACCCAAAGTTAAAGTTGTTGCCTTCAACACCATAGAAATTACCATCGTATTTTTCATCTTTGCTACCATATCTTCTAAATTTCCCATTCTCAAACATTTCTGTACAGTCACTGTAAATGAATCCAGCGTCAGGGAATTTATCGCTAGCAGATTTAATTTTAGCCAAGCAATTATCCAATAAATAGTCATCATGGTCAAGTTCTACCAACCATTTACCACTAGACAAAGAGCAGGCCCTCTTCTTAGCCATTCCTACAAATCCCCCGGTATTTGGTGTTATTCTATATGGTTTAACCCTTAAATCCCTGGAAGCTATCTTTTGAAGATCATGCCATAAGTCGTTATGGTCTGAAGGCGAATCGTCTACAACAACCCACTCCCAATCTGTTTCACTCTGATCTACTATTCCTTGATAAGTTCTAAATATTCTCTCCCCCGTTTTGAAAGCAGGGGTAAAAATGCTGAAAAGAGGAATGTGTGGGTTTGTACGAACGTCTACTGCCTTAACCACCACATCATTAGCAAGTGTGTCAGGATCTGGGATTTGATCGTATTCTATAACCATTCTATCAAAATGCGAATGTATTTGATCATACTTACTACCAATAAAAACGAAAACATCAGGAGTGTGTTTGATGTTTAAATCCGATAGTACATTATTGTCTACATCAATTATGCCAATAGAAATCAAATTCACCCACTGCATGTTATTTTCTACCGAAGAATAAACTGTGGTAACGAATTCATAATTGCCACTAGGCTTATCCCAACCAAAAACAATAGCAGTCGGTCTTTTAACAATTAGCATTTATTTTTCCGTGTTGAAAAAGAAAACCTGGAATAGCCTACCGTCATTTTTATCCAGTCCGAAATAGTCCAAAGAAACGTGAAATAAATCACCCCGATAAATTACCAGCCTATTATAAATATTTCCAATTTTATCAACCATTTCCCATTTGGTCATATCCTGGGATTCTATATTAACAGGGGCTGCTTTAGCTACCTCATCAGGATGCTCAGAATTTCTCCACCTATTAAGACCAGTTTCTTTATGCCTAAAAAGACCAGTACCTGCAGAAAGTGGTGCATCTGGTGTTAAATAAAGAACTCCTGCCCAATCTGTTGTGTCATCGCTATGGATCCAGGATCTGTCAGCAGCTACTGTATATTGAAAGGACCCAGTTGAATCATCACCCCACCAAGTAACCTCTCCGCCATAAGGTCTAATTATATCCTGAATAGAATTCTTTACGTTATCTGCTAAAAAAGATACCGTTCTTTGTCCGGGGTAATTTCCACGAGCACTAAATTCTTGGGCTAAAGCAAATGATCTTACATCATCGGGATTTTTATAGAAATCGTCTATAATGATTGTTTGGACCTTCATATAGAATTACAATAATGATTTATTCTTATACGCCAAACAATCCAAAGGTTTTCAATTATTTAAAGTAATCCTGGGAATTCATTAACCTTTTGAGTTGTATTGGGGTTACTAACTATCGAATTAGAATTACCTAGAATATCGGACATAGAAAAAATCACACTCGGAATATGATCACCAGTAGATTTGGAATAATCATATGTATTTAAAACAATACCCTCCTTATTGATAATTTCAATTCTCGAAATTTCTTCACCTCCAACAAAATTATTGGCCATTTGTAAAAGTGACATGTCTACCTTAGGTACTTCCTTCATAGCATTAATCTATTACTCACAAGAGTATCCAGGAACGTTATATGTTGTTCCATCACAATCAATTCGGAACCACACATTAGGTTCTGCAAGATAAACGTCAGGATTAGTCCCGTAGTACAATGTTGGGTTACCACCTTCAGTAGATGTACACGTTCCATCACACGGAATTGTTGCTGCTGCTCCTTGTGCTCCTTGTGCTCCTGCTGCTCCTGCTGCTCCCTGTGCTCCGTCAGAACCAGAAGCAGCAGCTGCTCCTGATATCCGAGCAATATTAATAACAGCATCAGTGATCGCTACAGTTCCAGTACCGCTACTATCCATCCGTGCTGCATTTACCTCCATTCTTATAGTATCATTCGTATTTAAATAGAAATAACCAGTGGTTAGCGTATTAATTTCATCATTATAAAGCTGTCCTCTTGAGTAAGTATCAGACTTAGAAGAATCTACAACAGCACCATTAATATAGAGATTTTGCTGCATTGTTGATCTAGAACCACTCCTACTTGCTCCAACAATGTAATTTACATTAGAGCTAATTATATAATATCCATCTTGCAGAATCTCAATAAGAGCAGTATCATTCGTATGATCGTAAATTAAGGCGTTGGTTGAAGGGTCTAAACCATATTGTGTATGCGAAACTTTAATATCTGCTGTGGTACCTTGGGTAGAGAAATTAGTTACATTTAAAGTACCATCATCATACCCATTAAATCTATCTACACTACCTCCAACACCAGAACTTCCTGATGATCCAGAAGAACCAGAACTTCCTGAGGATCCAGAAGAACCAGAACTTCCTGATGATCCAGAAGAACCAGATGTTCCTGAAGAACCACTAGATCCTGAGGAACCACTAGAGCCTGACGATCCTGATGTTCCTGATGAACCAGAAGAACCACTAGAGCCTGATGATCCAGAAGAACCTGAGGATCCTGAGGATCCTGAAGAACCACTAGATCCTGAGGAACCACTAGAGCCTGATGATCCAGAAGAACCTGATGTTCCAGAACTTCCTGGTGCTCCTACTCCTGCAATTTGAATTAATATATCATCACCTGTAGTAGGCGACCATCCTGTACCTGACAAATGATCTAAATCAAATTCCCAATATGATCCGTTATCAACACCAACTGAGATTTGCGTATAATAAAGTACGTTAGATCCACCAACTAATCGCGTTATTTTCCATAGGGTTCCGTTGCCTAAACTATTAAAAATGTTTACATAATTAGGTCCTGATATGGGGTTTTCATTTATCAATAAGACAAAGGGTGATGCAGGTAAATTAGATCCGGAGCTATTTCTAGCTTCTCCACTTGCTGGAGATCCTCCGGATGTTGTCCAATCCCAGGTATTGTCTATTACATATCCTGAAGTACCAGAAATTCCTGATGATCCTGATGATCCCGAAGAACCACTAGAGCCTGATGTTCCCGAAGATCCACTAGAGCCTGAAGAACCACTAGATCCAGAAGAACCACTAGAGCCTGAGGATCCTGAGGTTCCTGAAGAACCTGAAGAACCACTAGAGCCTGACGATCCAGAAGATCCTGATGTTCCTGCATCACCAATTACATTAAGTCCTACCCAATAATCTTCACCATCGGTAAGGGATCCAGATCCACCTCTATCTATATACTCTAAACCTAGTTGAAACCATGTACTATTAGTTGGAGGATTTTTTGTTGCACTGGTTACATAATATGATGCAAATTGAGAATTTCCTGGGGTTAAGAACTGTATAATTCCTCTTCTTGGACCAGGGTTTGCTATCTCATCGAAGATATCTAACGTCTTAGTAACATTTACTGAATTAGTAGAAGTTGTACTAATCGCAGCACCTGTAACACTGTTTAAGCTTGCATTATTTAATACAAATTGTTGGGATGATGGTGCTACTGTAATGTTCGTACTGCTTGAATCGTATTCAGAAAAGAATCCTAAATAATTTGTGCCATCAATACCTGATGTTCCGGAAGAACCACTAGATCCTGAAGAACCTGATGTTCCTGAAGAACCTGATGATCCTGAAGAACCAGAGGAACCTGATGAACCAGAGGAACCTGATGAACCAGAAGAACCAGAAGAACCTGAAGATCCTGATGATCCAGAAGAACCACTAGATCCAGAAGAACCTGATGTTCCTGAAGACCCTGAAGATCCTGAAGATCCACTTGACCCTGAAGATCCAGAAGAACCACTAGATCCTGAAGAACCGCTAGATCCTGAGGTTCCTGAGGAACCTGAAGATCCTGAAGATCCACTTGACCCTGAAGATCCAGAAGAACCACTAGATCCTGAAGAACCTGAAGAACCAGAAGAACCTGACGATCCTGAAGATCCAGAAGATCCACTCGTGCCTGAAGAACCTGAAGAACCTGAAGAACCTGAAGAACCAGAAGAACCTGACGATCCTGATGATCCTGATGATCCAGAGGAACCTGAAGATCCTGAAGATCCACTAGATCCTGATGAACCTGAAGATCCTGAAGTTCCTGAAGATCCAGAAGAACCACTAGAGCCTGAAGAACCTGAAGATCCTGATGATCCAGAAGAACCACTAGATCCAGAAGAACCTGATGTTCCTGAAGAACCGCTAGATCCTGAAGAACCTGATGAACCTGAGGATCCTGAAGTTCCTGATGAACCAGAAGAACCACTAGATCCTGATGATCCGGAAGATCCACTAGAACCTGAAGTTCCAGAGGCTCCAGATACACCAGAGGAACCTGATGATCCACTTGTGCCTGAAGAACCTGATGATCCTGAAGAACCTGATGATCCTGAAGATCCACTTGTGCCTGAAGAACCTGATGATCCTGAAGATCCTGAAGAGCCACTAGATCCTGATGATCCTGAAGTTCCTGAAGATCCTGAAGAGCCACTAGATCCTGAAGAACCCGAAGAACCCGAAGAACCTGATGATCCTGAAGAACCGCTAGATCCTGAAGTTCCTGAAGAGCCACTAGACCCTGAAGAACCCGAAGAACCTGATGATCCTGAAGATCCAGAAGAACCACTAGATCCTGAAGAACCTGAAGAACCTGAAGAACCTGAAGAACCTGAAGAACCTGAGGATCCTGAGGTTCCTGACGATCCAGAAGAACCGCTAGATCCTGAAGAACCGCTAGATCCTGAAGTTCCTGAGGAACCTGAAGATCCTGAAGAGCCACTAGATCCTGATGATCCTGAAGTTCCTGAAGATCCTGAAGAGCCACTAGATCCTGAAGAACCCGAAGAACCCGAAGAACCTGATGATCCTGAAGATCCAGAAGAACCACTAGATCCCGAAGATCCTGAAGATCCTGAAGAACCAGAAGAACCTGAGGTTCCTGACGATCCAGAAGAACCGCTAGATCCTGAAGAACCGCTAGATCCTGAAGTTCCTGAGGAACCTGAGGATCCCGAAGATCCTGAAGAGCCACTAGATCCTGATGATCCTGAAGATCCAGAAGAACCACTAGATCCTGATGATCCTGAAGATCCAGAAGATCCAGAAGAACCACTAGATCCTGAAGAACCTGAAGAACCAGAAGAACCTGAGGTTCCTGACGATCCAGAAGAACCGCTAGATCCTGAAGAACCGCTAGATCCTGAAGTTCCTGAGGAACCTGAAGATCCTGAAGAGCCACTAGATCCTGATGATCC